GCGGGTCACCGGTCGCGGCCTCAGTACCTTCAGCCACACGGTTGACGACCACACCAGCGGACGTCACACCGTCCCATTCCTTGCCGGTGATCTGCTCCACCCGGCTGATCTGCCGCAGCGGGTTGATGGCACCGTTGCTGGAAAGGATCACGGTCGGGTCTAGCTGGAAAGGAACGGCGAAGCCACCCGCGGAGTCCACACCAAGCTGAAGCGCCCGGGACTCTTCCGTGGACAGCCCGTTCACCGACAGCTTGCCGAGCATCTTGCCGAACGCCCGGTCGTAAATCGGGGAACCGGTGGTCAGCACACGCCGGGCCAGGGTGCCCTGCTCGTCGTCCACCCGGTCCAGCAGGTTCGCGACCGTGGTCTGGCAGTCCTCCCGGGACTTCGGCCCCGCGTACCGCACCATCTCGATGGCCCGCATGGCGTGCTCACGCATCAGCACCGGGACCTCGTCGAAGTTGTGCGCCCGCTGCCGGATCGCAGTCAGGTCGAAAACCTGCTCCGAACGCATCGGGTTATAGAACGCCGGGGTGCCGTTGCCGTTGGTCTGCCGGTAGGTGGGGGCGGTGCGGGAACCGGGGCCACCGTATGCGGCGGGGACGTTGCCGCCACCGTTGCCGTAACCGATGCCGTCGTTGCCGGTGCCTTCGGTGAAGCCCTGAAGCTCAGGGTTCTCCAGAATGGTCCGCAGGTACTCCGACCGGGCCGTCGCGTCCTTAATGGCCCGCTGGTGAATGACCAGCTCCTGCTGAAGGGCGCTCCACTCGGTCCTCGTGTCATCGGGAAGCTCGGCGCCCATGTTCTCGGCGTCGATTTCCTGAAGACGATGCTGAACCTCGGCGAGCCGCGCCTGCCGCTGGTCGATGGACATTAGGTCTGCCATCGTGTTGCTCCTGTTTGTAGTGCTGGTGTTTGCCGGGTGCGGCTGCGGCCCTGGCGTGGCGGCTGCGGACCCAGTGCTTGCGTCTGCGTTACGCGGGACGGCGGCGGCTGGGTTCCTGCCGGAACTGCTAGAACCCTTTGTACCACTCTTTGCCGCCTGAATGGCGCGTTCATGTGCCTCCAAGTGCGCCTTCGCTGCCGTGGAGTTCACCAAACCCTGCGTATTGCGCAGCCGGCCGAGTGCCGCGCTAACCCCCGCCGCGTTCGGCGGGTCACCGGGACTGTAGTGATGCGGAAGCGCCCACGTGGCCTGCAACTTCGAGTCACCATTGCGGCGGCCAGCGCAAACGGAAGCGAAGAACTTCGCCGGGTCATTCGCAGCCGACCCCTTGGCCCACACCTTTCCAGCGTCCCACGGGGAAGTGTCCACACCGTCAGCGCGCTGGCTGCCTTCAGCCGGGCCGTCGTCCCGGCCTCCCTTACTGTCCTTCATCGGCTTGCCAGGGACCGGCTTCTTCTGCTTGCCATCGGCGGTCCAGTAATCATGGTCCTTGTCGGTGGCCGCCTTGGAGTCGTCGTCGCCGTCCTTGTCGGGGTCAAACTTGCCGGCCTTCGCTGCGGCAACACCAGTCGGCATGCCCATGTCATCAGCGTCCGGCTCCGGGGACTTGCCCTTCTTCTTCTTCTTGCCCGCCCGGCCCGAGGTACCCGGCTCGTGGTCGTGGTCGTGCATCGCATCGCCTTCGTGTTCGTGCTCGTGGCCGTGCATTCCGTCGCTGTTGTCGTCGGGGCCGTCGTAAGCATTGTGATTATGTGAATGCGCCCCGGTGTGCGGCCCATGGGTGGCAACTGTCGTGTCACGTTCCGGTGCGGGACTGGCCATGTCATCGGCCACAGGAGCGGCGGTGGCCCGCTCCGTTTCCTCCTGCCCGGTCCTGCCTGAATTGCTGGTCATGCCTGCGGCTCCTGTCACCACCGCCGGGTACGTCTTGTTGTCCGCCTGCGTGGACGCGCCGGCGTCTTCGATGTGCGCCCGCAGGTGCGCCTTCGCCTTCTGCTTACTGTCGGTCGGGAACCCTTCGATGGTGTCGGCCTTCAGCAAGGCGTTCCGGCAAGCGATCAAGTTGGCTGGGCCGGGGTTGCCATCGTCACCGACATGGTGGTGCGGGAGGTGCCCGTGTTCGGGCAGGTACTTGTTACCGCTGTCCGCACCGGCTGCCTGGTCGGCGAGGGCGTACACCGACTGCATGTGATCCCAGGACGTCGGGAACTTCATCTTGCCGACTTCAGTTTCGGCGTGGTAGTCGGTGGTGGAAACGTCAGTGTGATGAACAGGCACACCGGTACGGCTGGAACCGTTCAACTCAATGACCTCCCGGGCGGCCGGCTCGGAACCGAACCCATCGCGCACCATAGCTTCAGCCGCCTCGGCGCTGTACCCACCGCGCACCATCGCTGCCAGTTCCCTCGCCCTTACACCGACGATTTCCGCTGTGACAAACGCCGGGATCGGCGTAGGCCCGTACTCGATGAGGGCGATTTCCTTCCGGGTCACCAGGGGCAGTTCGCCGTTGCGGTCTGGCTTGTACTGCGAATAGCCAGACCTTTCAGGGTCGCTTTGGACGAACACGCCGGTGTAACTCATGCCACGCAGAGACTGGGACTGGATGGCGGTGAGGATACGGTCATTTTCTGGGCCAGGGTCGAACCGGGTGACGGTGTACAAGCCCCTCTTGTCAGGCTTCATCTCCAGCGGCTTGCCCAGCGGCACCGACCACATGTCCGACGGGGTGCCATCCAGGGACTTGGCGTGGTTGTACACCGAGAAAATCTGGTCCGCGCGGTCGGCGAGAGACCGGTTGAACGACGCCGGGTCGTTCTGCTCGTTGTAATGCCCGTCCTGGTCCACAATCTCCGACGGGGTGTTGAACACCGCGGCGTAGGCGACCACATCCCGGCCCGTGCCGCCCTTACGAATGTGGATGTCGTCGAAGGCGAGAGCACGGGTGACGGTGACAGAACGGTCCCCTGCCAGGGCGCGGCGCACCCGGCGTGCACTCTCAGTGCTCATCCGGCCCTCCGATGGCAGCCCTTCCGTTAGAGCTAACCGTAACTGGTATATGGCGCTTTTGCTTTAGTACCACAGGCTCTGAGTTCGTATCAGCGGGGTGCGCCGCTTCGAGCGCTTCCAGTTCAGCGCCCTCCACCTTGTAATGCTTACGAAGGTGGTTGGCCAGCCGTTGCGCATGCTCCGAAGCCGATTCCAGGTGATTGCCGATATGGTCCTGATTGAACTCAATATTGTCCGGCGTAGTGGAATCCCGCAGATGCGCCAGATGCCTGCGTGCATGCGCCAGATCATGAGACACCGTTTCCAGCAGGTGCGCCGTGGAACTCTCCACATGGTCGGAGCCCCCAGCCCTCACCTTCCCCCGCGACACAGGAACCAGGTCAATCACCGGCCGGGACTTCGCCGCGGGTGCAGCGTCCAGCTTCGGCAGGCCAGGCTGCTGCGGCTCCGACGGCACCGCTGTGCCCGGGGGCTGCAACTGCACCGACAGCAGCCCCGTGTGCTTCAGCAAGCTCATGTCGTTGTTAGCAACGGCCTTGATAACCGAGTCCGGCTCGAAGCCTTCCCGTACCAGTGTGGTGATCGTGGAAGCTTGCGACTGCGCCACCGCGGCGATGTCCTGCTCGTCTGCACGCATGAACGGCACACGTGCGTCGAACCACAGATTTGCCCCCGGTGGCACCGTCATGATGGATTCCAGCGCCGAGCACGCACACATCCACAGGTGGTACATGGTGCCGTCGGAGAACCGCCTCCGGGCCGAGTTGAAGTTCCCCGCGTTCAGCGACGATCCCTGAAGTCCCTCGGAGAAGCCCACCCAGGACGGCGGGACACCCGCTGCGGCGGCCAGGCGGGATTCGCCTTTACCTTGCGTCGCGGCGAAGTCGAGCTGCTGGAAATCCTTCCCGACCGTGACCGGGTCAGCGCCACCACCCAGATAGAGGGTCTTGTACGCATTGAACGCGCCCTTGTGTTCCTCCTCCATCAGGGCCTTGAACTTTGTCACCATGTCGATCGGGATGGTGGGGTCGAACTTGATCGCCAAGTTCGGGGTTGCGGCGTTCTGGAAAAACCTGGCCTTGTGCTCCACGGCCAGGGAGTCGCCCTGCACTTCGCGGATACACGCGGTCAGCCACGACATGCCCAGGAACTGGAAGTTCGGGTCCGGCTGCGAGGCGTAATGCGCAACCTCGTTCGGGAGGAAAAACTTCGCCCGGCCAGACCGCGGCCAGTACGCATACCCGGCGACTTCCACATCTTCGGCGTCCATGGGAAAGTCGGCGTCAAGCTGAGAACCGAGGATGATCGTCACCAGGTCCGGGCGGAGCCTGGCCAGCCGGTCACCGCGGGGCCGGACAATGTAGGAGTTCCCGGCGATGGAGTTGTCAATTTCCATCCGGGCGAGCAGGTCAGCGGTCAGCCCACCGGGCCACGGGTGTTCCAGCACCGACAAGTCCGGGGAACCGAACAGGTCGCCGGGATCGGAGCCCTTGAACCGGGTCCACTGGAACCTGATCTGGGAGAACGCCTGCATCCTCGCCTGCACCAGCGCGAACACAGCGGTGTTGCCGTGATGAGCGGCGATGGTGGAGCCGACAATGCGCTCCTCCTTGACGTTGCCCATCGTGGTTTGGATGAGCGGGTACGTCAGGCCACCGAACTCGAACAGCGCCGACCATTCGTCCACGTTCAGGGACATGTCACGCTGAGACGGCGCGGGAGAGTTCCGCCTGGCCATCTTCGCGTTGACGCGCTCCAGAACGCCCATAACGGGTTACCCTCCGGTGTTACGTGCGGCCTTCATTTCACGCAAGGTTTTGGTGTCGGCACGTGCGGCGGCCCACCCATCAGCGAACGACAAGGCAACCCACACCGCAGCGAACCACACCACGGTGAACGCCTTCGCGATCACCCAGCCGAAAGCGAAAAGTATCACCGCCAGAAGCCGGGCAACAGTCTCGATGAAACTGACTTCACGGGCACGGGCAGTGACGTCTTCAGGGTCCACCCGTTCCAGAAAGGCGGTCATTGAGGTCATAGAAGCATGCTAGGCCCTGCCAGGCGTTTAAGAGCGCCCAGCAGGGCCTAGCCGCGGGACAGCGAAGCTAACAGGCCACGCCGGAATGCTTCACCGTGTCGTAAGGGTTCATGTGCGACCCGCCGGTCGGCGGGCTGTGCGACATGGCGTCATAGCTGACACCGGATACGGTGCCAACCTGGGTGTCAGCGGTTGCCTGCCCGGCAAGCCAGGCAGCGTCACCGTTCGGGTCGGAGTGCGGGCCGATCTGCCCCAGTTCGCCCATCGGGTCAGGCATTGGAACCTCCAGTTGCGGGTCAGGTTCAGCCTACGCGCATTGAATCGCCGTTGCGATAACGGTTCTTCAGTTGCAGTGCCTTCGCCAGAAACGCCGCGGACTCTTCCAGGGTCACGCCGGTGCTGTTCGACTGAAACAACAGCTTGCGAATCTTGATCGCCGTCAGAATGTCCTGCCGGGTGAGGACCATGACTACCTCATTGAAGGAAGAAGGGCTCAGGAGGATTCTTCTCGCCGAAGGTTACCAGGCCGTGCAACGCCAATGTCACTGCCACCAGCGGACATATGTCATACCCAGGCGCAGCATCCCAAGCCCACGCTTGCGCGACCGGCCGGGACCGTGCGCCTTCCACCGCAGTGTTCAACGGTATCTGCGACGGGTGCCCCAGGCCGCCGTTCGTCACCATGTTGGTGAAGTCCCCACAGCTTTGCGCGTACGCCCTGGACGTGGTCAGCACCAGACGGTGCTTACCGAAGGGTGTGGGCTTGTCGTCAGCGAGGGTGATGAGGCCACGGTTCCGGAAGTGCTGTTCGAACGCGCCAGCCGGCCCTGATGGGTTCAGCACCACCGCCACGGGGTTCCGCCGTTCGACGATGCCCATGACCCGGTCCATCACCCAGCCCGTCCCGGGCAAATGCTCGACAAGTTCCACGTGCGGCAGCCCGTCGTCCCTCCACGTGGCAATACCGATAGCCGACACCGCAGAGTCAGGCGACACATCCACACCGACGGCGATCACCCGTGCCATACCGGGATTCGAGCCACCGAGTCCGTGCCAAAGCTGCAACGACAGCGGAGCGGCGCCCTCCTCAGGCAAGTCCCACCAGCCCATTCGTTCCCGGCAGAACTCCGACACAGGCAGTGCGCGCCTTTCGGCCTTAATGTACTCAAAACTGAGCCCGGTCCCGTTGGAGCGGCGCTTCCCCAGGGCCGGGTTCGCCATCGCCCAAAGATCCGGTTTGTCGCAACCGCAGCCGACAGCGTTTTTCGCGTGAGTGCACCGGTCACCAGCGTCACAGGCCATCACCGGATCAGGGGCGCACCATTCCAGGTAGGCAAGGGT